TGTTCCTTCACGTCACTTAGATACTGAAGTTTTTCAACTGGTTCCATTTCTTGAATTTTATTTAAAGGTTGACTGCTAAATGTAGCTTGATCTTCGTAGTAAGGCGTTTTGTAATTGTCATATGTCATGCCTTGTGTGTTTTTGAATAATATATCTCTAACACTTTGGGTTTGATTTGGTACTGTAATAACTTCTCCACAGTTATCTATCTCTGCTTTTGTTACAGGTGGATTCCATTTTGTTGTTACTACAGGTTCTTTAATTTTCTTTGCCATCTCTTTGTAAATTTGTTGTTAATAATTGATTTAATCGAGTAATTTCTTTATATAATAACGCTAGAGCTGAACCGTTTTCATATACCATTTCTTCTAAACTATGGTCTTTGATATAATTGTCTTTATACTCTTTGAACTTTTTCATATACTGATTTACTTCTTTCTTACTTGGTTTCTTATCTACTTTGTAAGCATTTTCTGTACCTGCTATAATATGGTCTAGATTTTCTGCTGATTTATGAACCGAATGTTCTTTCTTCTCTTTTTTGATGTTTATTACTTTACTCATGATTTATATTTATTATTAATTATGTTAAACTTGGGTTACTGTGATATGGTATTGGTCTAATTGCTGACACATCGTGCCATAGACTCATCCATAATTTATCTTCTGTTGCATCTGTAATTGCGAATATTCTATCATCTGGTGTACACTCTATAAATGATTGATTTAATGTTGGTGCTCCCGCATCGAACCTTCTTGATAATTCCCAAAATGCTAATGTATCGTGGAAATCTCCTGCAACTTGATTTTCTTTATACTTATACTCTGCATATCTCTGTTGGTAACCGAATATAGCTTCATCGTATCCTGCTACTGACTCTATTGCTCCTTTAATATATAGTTCTTTATTATATACTTCTTGCTCTCCTAAGTTTGCGAATTGTGGGAAATAGTGATCGAATTTATCGAACTTTTGCCAGAATTTGCCTAATCCTTGTGTGTAAGATGCTTTAGGTATTACTCTGCATAATCCTAAAATAACTCCGTGTTCATCGAAACTTTCTGTAAATCCTATATTGTCTCCTAATGCTAATGCGTGTCCTGACATATCTCCCTGAGGTCTATTTTGTGATGCTCCTGTACCTGCTGTTGATGCGTCTGAATATGTACTTAATACTTCTGATATCATAATAGGTGTTTTACCTCCTCCTAAATATTTTGGTATTTGTACTGTATAATCTGGAATTTTTTCTCCAAAGATTGCATATATCTGCTCTCTATATCTTGAACCTGCTCTTGCCATAAGCTCTAACCATTGTTGTAGTGCTGAAGCTTTTCTAAGTGCATTAATTGTTGCACCTGTTGCATTTGCTAAATCTACTGCGTGTGTTTTTGATATATCCCAATTTAATAATGTACTATTTGAAGGATGTTTATACTGTGCGTCTGAATTTGTATCTACTGAACCTGCGCTAAAACTTGATTTTAATCCTGCTGGGTCTACTGAATAAGGTTGTCTTAATAGAGTTGCATCATCATTATCGCCTCCATAATCTCCATACAGTAATGGTGCTGTGCCTCCTAATGGTAGTGTTACTTCTCCGCCTCTTTGTAAGAATGGTAGGGCTGATGTGAAATAATCTTTTGCCCAGTTTGATTTTCTTAATGTTAATTGGTCTGTTAATTTACCTCCTGAATCTGCTTGAACTCCTGAATCTGTATGCTGTGTGTATTCTGTACCTACGTTTTGGTCTCTGAAATACTCATGATATATTAATTGATAAGCTCTGAATTTTAATATTCCTAACTCTTGTTGCTTTGCTGAATTTGTACTAATAGCTTGCCATGCTCCTGTTGTTGTTCCTCCAATTGGTGGTATTCCCATATAATCAGGTAACATGCCTTTTGCTAAATAACTGTTTGCAAATGCTGTTGACTCTACTTTGAACCTTGGATATGAAGGTAGGTCGTTTCCGTCTTCTCCTCCTGTTATGAAGTCTTTCCACTCTGACCAAACTAATCTGTAAGGTACAAAGAAATAATCTAATTTGAAATCTATATTGTGCATCATTGGTGCTAATAGTGGACTAAATCGAATCATTTGCTGTGTTTTAACTTGATAACTATCTCCTGGTATTACATCTTGAATAAAACATGGATATAAGTTTCCCATGTTACCAGTCATTTTGACTTCGTGTGAGAGATCAAATGTATTCTTACCTGGTTTTGGTGTGTATATTGTACTTGCCATTTTATAATGTTTCTAAATTTATAATGTGATTTAATTGTCTTTCATAATCTGAATCCTTACTTTTTAGGATTGGGTGCACCTGAAAGTTATAGTGCACTTCTTTTTGTTTGTTAAATTTTTCTAATCTTTCTGATATGAATTTTTTATAATCTCTTTTACTTAATTCTATTCTTTTTTCTTTTTCTTCCCATATTCTATGTAAATATGCTTTTGGTAATCTTCTTCTTCTGCCGTTGCTATCTCTTGTATTTAATGTTTCATTGAACTTGTGCCATTCTTTATAATTGTTTAGATAATAACTACCTATGATTGACCATTCTGTGTTTTTTCTACCTTTTGACATTAATGTAAAAGGTCTTACTCTTATATCTTTTTTTCTATTAAAATCTTTAAACATATATTTTGTTACATAATTAATACTTGCTCCTGATACATATCCTATATCGACATGTCCGAAGGGTATATTTGTGTCTGTGTTTTTCCATTGGCTAATAATTGCCTGTGTGTTTGCAATATCATAGTTGAATAATAGAATGTGATAATGGGGTCTATGTGTTTTAGTTCCGTATTCTCCGATTGCATAATATCTAATTGGTTTACTGACATTTTTTACCTCGCTTTTTGTGATGCCTAATTCACGTGATACATATAACACGTGCGAATTTCTTAGACGTTTAATATAATTTTGTAAATGTTTTACTTTTAATGTTAATACTTCTGTTTGAATGCCTTGGTACTTGACTTTTGGTACATGAATCTCATCGTATGTTAATGTGATGAAGTATGCTGAATCTGAACCTTGGAATTCGTGTTCTAATCTTAATGTCCAATCTGCTCTCCTTTTCTTTTTACATGGTATACATTTCCCGCATGGTACTCTAAAATCTACATCCTTGACTTTAATTGACTTTGCACATTGTGTTGCTATATCGTCTGGATATAATCCATGATCCTCTACATAATATTGTTGCATTGTTTATGACATTCTAATACCGCCTCTTTTGGCTAGTATATATTTTGCTTTTCTTTTTTGACTTGCGTATTTTCTTTTTGTTTTATAATTATTCATATTTATTTTGTATATATTGTTTTTTTCCTTTTAAGTACATTTTTAAATACTTTGATTGCTGTATTTATTTTTCCTTTTAATGCCATAGCTGATGTACCTAATTTTGCTGCTAATTTTCCTAATGAAGCTGGGTTTCTTAGTGTTGCTAATGTTGCTACTGTTCCTAATACTCCTGTTGCATTGTCCATGTTATATTCTTTTAACATATTTTCTGCGTTTACAAACCAGTTTTTTCCGAATCTATCTGAATAATCTTGATTTATAATTTTGTTTGTTAATGCTGTATCTGCTAATATTTTTTTTGACTCTTCTATAACTTTATTTTTTTGTTCTATATTTAAATTAATCTGTGATTGTTTTAAGGTTTTATCTAATTCCATAACTGATACTCTTTGAATACTTTCTGAAATATTTTGGTCTTTTACCTGAATATCTTTTAATAAATTATCTATTGTTGGAATTGCTATTTTATGCTCTAATGCTAATTTTCCTTTATTTGTCATTGAATTCATAAAGTTTGCTGCTGCATTTACTTTTGCTGCTTTTGCTTGTTGATTCATTAATTCTCTTTGTTGATTGACTAATGATATCTGTGCTCCTGCTGCTGCTGATTGTGCTAATTGTGGTCCTTGTACATTTGCTTTTTGAACTCCTGCTAAATTTTGAGCGTTACCTGTGTTTCCTTGTCCATACATAAGTGCTGGGTTTAATCCTGCTTGTTTTAATCTATCCATTTGTGCTTTAGGGGTGTTATAAGCGTTTTGTCTATCCCAAAACTCGTTTTGTCTATTCCAAGCTGTTGTTGCTGCTCTTTTTTGTGCGCCTATTGTGAATAATGAACCTATTCCGTCCATTAATCCTCCTGTTACTGCGCCACCTGCTGCTGTATTTAAGAAGTTTCCGAATTTACCCATTTTTACCTATTTTTCCGTCGTTGTCTAAATCGACGTTGATTAATTCTTCTAGTATTTTAATAACTACTTCCAATAGTTTGGGTAGTATACTCATTGCTATTTTCTCTAATAATTTTTTTTTCATCTTTTATATCTTTTATATGTATTACGTGCTCGTAGTTCCATAGTATAGCTTCTAATTGTTCTGTTGCCATTCTGCTATAGAATATTTGTTGTGGTATTTCTTTTATAGTATTATATAAGCCAATAGATATACAACCTTCAAGG